CGTACTGGTCAGTGCCGTCCTTGTTCTCCTTGAGATTCAGCGTCAGGTATGAACCTTTGGCTCCGTTGTACAAAGCGGTCTTGTCGATCTTTGCTACGTTAATTTTCAGTGTTTGCATATTATTGTATTTTATTTGTTGTTATTGTGTAGGGAGAGTTATCCAAGTTGGGACTTCGATTGTCTGGAGTCCATCGATTTGTTTTGGGAAGCTATTCGTGCTGATGCACTTTTTCCAATATTTAACCGCATCCATGTAGCCAGAGTATTTCTTGCTTCCTGATCCAGTTCGTCCAAGTTCAATGAAGGATGGGCCAAGTCTGACGAATGCTGTCTCGTATGGTGCTGTGGTTTCGATGAAGACAAAGACGAACTCGTCCCGTGATTCTCCGCTAGCAGCATTCCACAGGTCAAGATATAAAGCAGCCTGCCAGTGATACCCATAATCAAGGATTTTGCGTTGTAGGTCATGTAGTGATTCTATTTTGTTGATGGTTTTTAGGTCATATAGTGCCGATCCAGTCTCAGGAACGATGTCAATCATGCCCTTAACTTTCACGCCTTCGATCTCGCCAAATACGGCTACTTCGGGATTGTACACGCGGGGGAACTCATTGCAAGCACGAATTACATCAGCCATGTCATTTGCCTTGTCGTAGTCATCCTGAGAGACGATCATCTTCCCAGATTCAAGGTTTGCAGCTTTCCAATCCTGAGCCTCTTTCTTTCGATAGTCAGCGTATGGGGACACGATATACTCCGAATCCATCAGCTCAGGCGTGAGCAATGCACAGTGAGCTAGAGACCCAAGGGCCATGGCCGCACTTGCTTTTTGCTGCTTAGGCGTGTGGATGAAACGATACGGGGACTGATAGAAGAACCAAAGCAGTGACTTGCTTACTGGTGCGTCTAGGTCTTTTGGTGTGGCTGAAATCTCATAGTAGGACTTGCCCATGTTGTGTGCGATCATTCTGTTTCCTTGGTTTCTTTTTGTTTCTTCAGTTGCTTTGTCCCTGCCTCAAGCAGTGCCATCTGCGCTTTCATATCGATGATCTTCATCTCCATTCTCCGCATTTCCTCCATGATGTAGGTGGCTGGCTGGTTGTGTTTGATCGCAAAAATACGGTCTGTTTCTGGTGTTTTGCTCATGCTGGTTCTGTTTGTGCCATACTCATGGCTGCTTTGTTTCTTAGTTCCTCTTCTTTTCCGTCAAGCAGTTCGTGCGCTCGTTGCACTTTATTTGCAGGCAAGGTGAGGAATGAATCGATCCCAAGTTTCTTCAGGAATGCTGCTTCATTGACTTGCAGGTAGGTAACACGATGGCGCAGCTTAATCAGTTCGTCTGTAGTGGCGTGGGTCACAGCAGGAGCCTGTGCAGCCTTTACTGGGTTTGCTTTCACTGTGTTGATTGCTGATTGACCATCATCATCCTCCTGAGCAACGCCTGTAATGGCTGCGAGCGAGTATCTACGGAGGTATGTTGTGGCAGCACCTACGCCCTGAGCATCAGCTTTGGCGGGTACGCATGAAGCGGTAGCGGTAATGAATCCACCTTTCTCATGGCAGAGGGCAGTTGTGACGCTGACGAGTGATCCATCAAATGATGTCTCTTGGACAATGCTGAGTCCGCATTCACTGAATACTGGACGTACAGTATTGAGCACTTCGGCAAGGTCAGCGTAACGGTTTTTGAAGTGCGGATTGAGCGATCCCTTGTGGGCGTTCTCAACTGCGTTCTGAGCCTTCGCCAATGCAGCGAATAGTTCTGGTGTGGTGTGTTCTAGGTTCATGGTATTAAGCCGCTAATTCGCGGTAGGAGGAGTAAATCACAGGTCAGAATCGATGCAAAGCAAAATCTTTGTAAAATCGAAAATAGTTTTTGATGTTGATTTGCAATTAGTTGTGCAAGACTAAACCATTTTCCTGCCGTCAGGAATAAGGTTGAAGATGATCCAGACCATTTTGTTGACGTCAACAATATGGTCGAAGACGATCCAGAGAACCCTCCGTGGGAGAGTTAGGATTGCAAGTGCTTCCGATCCCAACCAATAAAAAACCCCTGCGTGACGTTAGTCAGAGGCAGAGGCAAAGAAGTTTGGAGATTGTCTCAGTAAGCTGAGTAGACTCTGGTGTGGTTTTTACCAATTGGAATCAGGCGAAACTTCAAAAGCTTCCTGTCAGCCATTCTTCTTAGGCGATTAAATGCAGCATCGTAACTCAGTATTTGGCCCTCTTTCTGAGCACTCGTGATGAAGTCATGCACGGTAAATTCGTGATTTTGTTTGACTGGAGGGACGGACTCTCTCAGCGCGATCTCAATTCCACTCAGGGCATCTAGTACGTTGTTGTCCATATGCTTCAGAGTATTCCAGTTGGTGAGATGTAGCAACCATCTTCTTTGACAACATTCCAAAAATTCCACTTGCCTGTCTTGTCGTTGATGATGCCAAATCCCCAGCCTGTGCGCCAGCCTAAGCGGTTTGGATACCTCTCTGCGTAGGTCATTGACTCGATGTCTGCCATGCAGCCCAGAGCGAAGGATTGACCACCATCAATGTGCTTGGCCGTATAGCTATCAGGAGCGTGGACGTGTCCGAATAGGCAGGAACCGAAACGATCAAAGTGTGCCTTGGCTGAGTTCTGACCAGCGAGGAATCCGTGAATAAACTTTGGGCCACCTTCTGGTAGCTGCAAGTACTTGTTCACGTTATACTGTACCCAGTCAATCTTGCGATCTTTAAACTCGTTTTCAGCGCATTTAACTAGCGTCTGGCAGGATTCCCGCATGATACCAGTTGCAGAGCCTTCAGCGTGCTCCCAGAGGCGCACATCGTGATTCCCCAGTGTCAGGTAGTCAAAACCAATGTCCAAAAACTCAAGCCCTGCTTGGAAGTCTTCCGAAATACCCAGTTGTTTGTCGCTGTCCGAAGCCCCCTTTCGAATGGACGTGAAGTCCCAGAGGTCACCAAGGTGAACGGAATAGTGAGGTTTGAAGTCAGACTTGAATGCCTTGAGCTTCTTGACTGCCTCCTTGTTTACGAGGTTGCCGTGATTATCTGCACAGACTAGGAACTTTTTAAATGCCATGATGTTTTAGGGGAAAGCGGAGGCGAAGAGATTCGAACTCTTAAGAGCTTTATAGGCTCCAGCTATTTTCAAGATAGTGTCCTCGACCAGTCGGGCCACCTCCGTTAATCGAAGTCAATCAGTAAATCGTTAGATGTCAACCACTAAATCTAATCCGTGAACGAATTTTAGAGATATTTCTGGTTTTTTTGTACACTCCATCTCCCTCACGCAAACCTTCAGCATTAGTATTCCCCTCACAGGTCAACAAATTTCCAGCCTCGTCAGGAGATCCTAGAGCAATTCCAATGTGGGAAAACGTAAAACAGACAATATCGCCGCGCTTAATGTCACCCTTGTGAGGCTTCCTGAGCTTGACGGAGTTGTCCACAGACCTACACCAGTTCTCGAAATCCCATGCACCTGCCGTTTTTGGCCTCTGGAAGGTCACTGAGCGTCCTTGAATTGATTTCTGGACTACCCAGCAGCAAAACGCAGCGCACCACGGCCACGGGCCTACAGGGAGCCAAGTAGCAGCCTGATATTCAGCAATCTGCTTGCCACCATTCTTCTTTGTTTCCCGAACTCCTACTTGGGACTCCGCGATGCTGGCAATTTCTCCTGCTAACGTCACAGTTTTTTAAGGATACGGTACAAGGAGAACAGACCCACGGCGATGCCGATAATCAAGGAAGTAATCCTCAAGTGATACTCAAGGTCTTCCTGAAAACTAGTGATTAAACCTAGCGATGTTGCGACAATGCCTGTAAATGAATCCATTCCCCTTGCCCCTGTTGTCATTAGCGTTGATCTTGAGCTTTGATCAGACCGATTCCAGCAGAAATTGCAGGAACGATTGAGATGAGGTCGATTGAGCCACCTTTGAGGATTTGAGTTGCGCCAGAGACGATTGCACCGACGATGGTAAGGATGCCTAGGATAGTAGTTTTCATGTTATTTTTTAGTTTTGGAGACTTTTACTTTGCCAGTGTGTAATTCACTTTTGAGTTTCTTTTGCTGCAAGCCAGTAAGAGGACTACCCTTTGAGAGCAAATACCCAACCTGAGCGCGACTTTTAGTTGCTGTTTTTTTGGCAGGCATTAGCACTTGCCTTTCTTCTTAGGCTTGACCGCGATCACAATGGCCACTTTTACTGGTTTCTTGGTTGCTTTTGCTTTCATAGGAAATTATGCCCAGAAGACGCTTGGAACGTCAGGATTAAACTCAGGGCGGGGGATAGAGATCTCACTGCCAGCATCATCAATAACGCTCCAATCGGAAGCCCAGTAGATGAACTGATCACCACCTTCAGGAATAGGGATGCCTACGAGATCACGAAAGAGAACCCAGTAATCATACCCATTGTGTTCACCGATTTCATGCAGTGCGTGAGTGTGGGATGCTAGTGACGTTTGGATGTTTCCTTCGTCGTCCACTTGTGCGAACCCATTGGCGATACCGAATTGTTCAGCGACCTGTTTGGATGGAAATTTTAATAAGTAATCTACGGTCATGCTGTTAGTGCTTGAAGCTTGGCGTTGGGAAGGCGTTTTTTGAAATAGCGCATGGATGAAATTGTTCCGTTAATTGGTCTAGGACCAACTGCAGCAGAAAAATCCCCAATAGTAAAAGTGGTTGGAGATACCATCATTGCTCCAAGTGTGTCTGTTCCAACCTGAGAGTTGTTCAGATAATACACATAGTCGTCAACCTTAAACCCAGCGGATGATTTTGATACTGAAAACGGTTGTTGTGCGGTTGCAGTTGTGATACCTACATTCTGCGAACTTGCAGATGTATTGGAGAGAGACATGAACGCGTTGTTTGCATTTCTAACAATCCGCAAACGATTGGCTGCTGTGCCGTCATTTATGTCCACAACTGATTGAGCAAATCCATACGTAACTGGTGCATTAAATATCGCCGATGTAAACAACGATCCCTCAAGTGGATTATGAAACCCACTGAAATCACTCCCACTAATGCTGCACACATCGGAACTACGAATCACACTTGCGGTGGTCGTCGGTATGTATGAGGTGGGGAATGCTCCTGCTTCAAATTGGCACATGGCAGCCAATACTTTGTTGTTAGTGCTTCCGAAATAACCTGGAGTACGACTTGTCGTATTCGTGTTATTAACAAATGTTAAAATCACATTTAACGCAGTAGAACTAGTTGCCGTGGCTGTCACAGAGATGCTACAACGATACCATCCGTTACCATAATTCTCGATGCGTGGGGTTGCTAGGGACGAATTGCCAGTAGTCCCGTTTGAAATATTAAAGTTGGCATATTGAGCGGTTCCAAATCCAGCAGAACCCAATGTGAGCTGTACCCAATCAATGCTTCCAGCAACTTTTTTAACAAAAATGGAGCCAGTATAAACAGTTCCGCTAACAGTTGACGTTGCTCCTGTTCCTGCTGATCCACCAGTATTACCAACCGTATGTACCGAATTTATACCTGTCTCAGTAATTGTGTACGCATTGTTTCCATCTGGCCCAACTCCATCAACAACTGATGTCGATTCATTAATAGACCATCCAGTTCCATTTACAATAGTACCTGAGTACCACGAATTGTTCGTCCTAGACTCCTCAATGAGCAACCCCTTGCAAGCCAGTGTGACTGGATCATGGTCAAACCTAGCAACATTAGTACCAGCACTTTGGATAAACCCATCGCTCCCCACGAACGTCCCACTAGATCCCCGTGTGAACGCAGGAGTTGGCCCTTTGCGAGCCGTTAGCGTTTTGTCAGTGGCAAACTGGAGGTCTAGCGCGAGCTTGTCAGGATTTGATACTGCACTGCCTACGAGGGAACTTGATAAACTAAAATCCATGATGTTTCTTAATAACGTGAATTACGATACTGCATATTTGCATTGGTCGAAATTCTATTTGAAATAATTGTTTGTGTGTGCTGCTCGTCCAGCTTCATTAGCTCATCGAGAAGTATCTCGTTAGCCTCCTGATCCGCAAGTGCCGCCTTCTCCTGTTGTCCTTCAGCGCGAAGATAGTCAGCGTATGTGCCGTGGGCAAGATACTCAAACCATTCTGCTGGGACATTTTGCGTGTAGCCAGAACCATTGCCGTACTTATCCAGCAATTGAGTCTTAGCGGTAACGTAGGCAGTACCAGTAGCTTCCTCGCTAGTGTATCCTACAAGTCTTGCGCCTAAAGATGTGACCACAAACTCGTACTCTTGAACACTTGAAGATAGGTAGGGTTGTGTTTTGTAGATTCTCAAGAAAGTATCAATTTCCTCGCCGCTTGTCTGATCAGAATACAAAATGGTATCTCCATTGATAAGGACTTCCTCCCCGATCAGCAGAAACCTTGTCCAGTAATTGCTTGCCTTGTAAGCCTTAGATGCCCTGCGATTGACCAATGCGCGGATGCGAGCCTCTTCAATAGTGGCGAACGTAACACCACACAGTGCTTGGATCAAATCGTAAAGGTCGGCGTAGGTTCTTGTCTGCATCAGATTTTATTTGCTGCCATTGAAGGCTCCATCTTTTGAAAGTCACGCACAAATCCACGGTCGTTCCAGCAGTCGTTACCATACTTTTCCCTGATCAGGAAGTACTCGTGACTTGGAATGCTAGCAATCATCTTGCCGAGACCTGTCATGGACTTGTGTCCTCTAGCCTCAAACGCTTCCTGAGCGCAGGCTTTCTCTCTGAACTTTTGCTGAGTTTCCATCAGCATTCTTCCACTGCATAGCTCCTTGATTAGAGCGTTGTTCATCGCGGCTTCGGATATTTTCATGTAGGCAAAAATAAGGGTGAGGACAGTGATTAAACCATCCCCACCCCGATTATGAATTAGGCATTGCTTCCAAGACCAGTGAGGTCAAGAACGCGAAGGCCGATAACGATTTCACCAGCAGTGATGCTAGCAACAGCAGCGTCAGTCACTTTGATGTAGACTGGGGTAGCAGCAGAGACAATCTTCACAGCTTGGGACAGACCAGTTGCGCTAGTTCCCGTTCCAGCGGTGAATGCATCACCAGTGTTGATGGTTGGAAGACCAACAGTTGCAGCGTCCACATCAAGAGCGTTGATGAACTCATCTGGATCAGCAATCGTAGTGCCAACGTCAACGACAAGCGAGCTTGAACCGACGATGTCAACAGTGTTGGTCAGAGCCACAAGCTCAACTGCACCACCCGCAGGGATGGTAGCAATCACTTTGGTTCCACCATTACCGATGGCGATAAGATCAGTTGCACTCAGCTTGATCACATCCGTAAAAGGACTGCGCTCGTTATTAGTAAGTTTAGGCATATTGTTATTTTGTTATGTGTTGTTCGTTAAGCTTAGTAAGAGATCTTACCGTGAGCACCCGGATGTTTGCAGACCAGCGTACCAGTCATGTCAACAAAACCACGCTCACCACCACCTTGGTTCTCAAGGCGAGTAGCACCCATAGGGATGAGAGTGTTGAATTGCAGATACGATGGGTTAACAAGATAGCCAAGGGCAGGAGCACCCATGCAGTCTGGGTTACCATTGATCATTTTCACGATGCCGAAGTCGGAATCATAAAGTTGAACGGAATGCGTAACCTTTTTGCTTTCAGCACCTTGCGACACACTGTACACATTTTCTTCGGAAGCAGCACCGCCTGAACGGGTGAAGTTCGAGATCACCTTACGAAGGGCAACGTTAGCAACAAGGGTCAGCGAGTTGGCTTCACCATTGACGGAGAAGATAGATGCCAGAATGTTGTTGAACGAGGTTTCGGTAGGTTGAGCGGTCAGGATGCTGTCAGAAGGCGTACGATAGGCAGCAGGAACGTCAGCAGGGCCAGTCGAGCTGAGCCAAGCACCAAGGCCACGGAGGGCGTATGGAGTGCCTGCACCGTCTTCCACCGAACGATCACTGCTTGAGCAGATACGAGCCTCAACGTCACGCTTCAATTCGCGCATCGACTTAGCTTCAGCTTGAGCAACATTGGCTGGGCCAACGGAGGTCACTGCTTCTTGCAGGTTTGAGACGAGGAAATCTCTACGGAAGATTTGGACGTAGTTACCAAGACGAGCGCGATCAGCAAACTTGTCAGAGAACGAGTTAACATCGGAACCTTCGGAGATACCAGCAATCACAGGAGCGGCAAGCTTATCAGCAGTCCATTCCGAGAACGTGGATTTAGCCGTACCCTTAGCGCAGAGCGAAAGGAGCGGGGTTTCTTCTGGTGCGAGGAGGGTCAACTCGTTGGAGAGGTCTTCGCGGTTGCCAATTGCGGAACCAGTCGTCGAACGACCAGTAGGAGCATTGGGTGCATATGTGGTTGAAATAGCCATATTATTGTGTTATTGTGTTGTTAAATTATTTGTATTGAGCGATTCGTGCTGAGATCCAATCATCTACTGAATGAGATTTTTCAAACTTGTTGTATGCCGCTGCGGCCTTCTGTGGCTTGTTCGATCCTGACTTAACTGCGGCTGAACCTGCTGGTGATGAGGATGGATTTATCTTCAACTTACTTCCAACTGCTGCTGAGTTAATTCTGGACTTGCCCTTACCAAAGATGGAGTTTGCGGCATGAGCTAGAAGGTATTCCATCTGTGCTCCAAGTTCTGGAATCTGAGTTCTTACCTGTTGAACGATTGGGTCTTGCATCATAGCATTGAATCGTGATCCAACTTCAGACTCGGTATCGAGAATGGCAGGAACTTCGTTCTTTGCAGCAGCCGTGTAATGCTCTTCCATTTGAGACAGTTGCTGAACTTTAGCAATCTGCTTCTCTTGGGCGGGAATATATTTTGTGATAGACTCTCGTGCATTACGATTTGCTTTGCGGATTTCCCTCTTGGTGAATTCACGATCCCCGACAGTAATAATGTCATCAGGCCCGTAGTCTTCATGCTCCTCAAGGATAGCGTCCGTATCTTCCAAGACCTGTTCAAGTTCGCCATACTTAGCAGCCAATTCCTTGTGATCAGAAATCTCTCTGAATGGATTTTCATTCTGAGGAACTTCCTTCGTAGGTTTTGCAGCAGCTTGTTGTTGGAGTCTTTCCTCCAGCAATCTCTTCTGTGCGGATAATTCACCGACACGTTGGAGCAAGCGACTCTTGCCTTTCTTAGCCAATTCTTGAATCTGCTCGGTAGATAGATTAAGCAAATCTAATTCAGCTTCTTCGGAACTAGCTTCCTCCTCCTCGTCTGCATACTCGGTAGTATCCTCAGTCTCAGCTTCCTGATCCTCAGATTCCACTTCAGTATCCGACTCGGACTCCTCTGCTTGTTCGTCCTGTTGTGATGCAATACCAGTCCTGCGAGCGATGTACTCTTCAACTGATACGTTTGACACTGGTTCTGTGACCCCAGCGATGGCCGATGATTCTTCACTCATATATTAAAACGCCAATTACGCTAGGCGGTAGCGATAGGACACAACTGCCTATATATTTTTAGCTTGTCAACCCCCCTTGGTGATTTTTCTGCACAACGGAAAACGCCCTAGCAGCATTTAACTACTAGGGCGCGTTACCATGACAAACCCCAAATCAACGTGACAGCGTTACTTGGACGGACTCATACTAACGAATTGTAAGATCTCGTCAAGTGTTACGGAATAACTCTGCGAACAGATGAAGAAGACGTACCTCTTGATTTGTTGTCCATTTTTCTAAGGGATTCTACAAGACCTGCGTTTGGCCCATATTCAATATATTTAGGATTTAGAGGAGGTTCGCCACGCTTTCTTCCCTCATGGTCTTCGGCATTGCGCATTTGCAATCCTCTCTGTCTTTCGGCTTCAAGGAATTTTCCTTGTTTTTCGCGATATTGCGCTTCACTCTTTGCAAGAGAGCTTTTATAAGCGTTGCTCACATCATTAAATATTTTTCTTACTCCCATATTGTTGTTGTTATGTATTATTAAGTCAATAAAGTATTACTTGGACGAACTCATACTAACGAATTGTAGGATCTCGTCAAGTGTTGAAATTGAACCTGCTAATTTCATTACCTCGTTCGGGTTCTCTGCCTGTCTCAGATTAGCGATGAATACTTCACGCTCGTCCTCTAGGAAGCTAAGGAATACCTTGAACTCCTCATTGTTTACTAGGATCGAGACTGCCTCTGGTAGTGTTGGTACTGGTATCATATTATTACTGATTCATTCCTTGAGTTTCCATTCCACCCATCTGTGCTGGAGCAGTGCCAATACGCCCGATCTGAGCGTTCTGCATTTGCTGCATTTGGAACTGGTATTGCTCTGCGTACTTCTGGAGTCGTTGGCCGAATGCTTCGTCCTGCTGTGCTCTGTTAGCCACGTCAGGCTGCTGCGCGTATGCTTGGAGCATCTGCATTGCAATCTGTGCACCATTAGGTTGGGCAGGCATTTCGATACCAGCGTAGATCTTCGCCAAGTCATCAGTAACTTGTTTCTGAACCTTTGCGGTAGCTTCCTCTGCTGGTTGCAGAACATAGTCACCAAACACTGGGTCGATACTCATGGCAGCAAACTCAAGGAACTTATCCATGTCAATGCGGCCATTACGGTCGAACTGAACAAGGCTTCCAATCTGCTTCATGCGCGACTCTGCGTTCTCTGGATCGGCACTGAGCGAATCGAACGAAACACTGAACGAATAGTTCTCGTCTGGTGATCCCTTAGTCATCGTCTGTGGATTAGGATTACCCGTGACTTGGAAGAAGATCTCATCTGGCCCCATGCGTTGGAATAGCTTCCATGCAAGGCCAAGTACATCCTTGACGTGATCCAGATACTTGTTAACGAAGAACTGCTGACGAACGCTTGAGATAGGACTGCTCATGTCGAGTCCGACCGCCCTGTCTGCCTGTGCATTCATGGACAACTCAATCTCCATAGATCCATTGTCAGATGGAGGAATAGGGCCAAATGCAATCTCTCCCAAGCGTCTGTATGGCACTCTACGGCCCGGCCCCCAATCAGATGGAGGTCTACCAGCGGGGTGCATAATAGGCGGCAAGGTAGCCAAGCTAGCTCTGTCAATTCGACTATCTCTCTCGGTCTTGATTTGAAGTTGCGCTCCACGGAGGATGTCAGGGAACGTTTGTACTTCATACATTCGCTTCTGGTTATTGCTGAGACGAGTAACGACAAATGGGTATTCATCATAGCCGTTGAGCAGCTCATTTTTTGCGTACCCATCCACGTTCGGATTGAACACCGTGCAGTAGATACCCTCAGCACCATCCTCGTCGATCAGACGTTGGTATGCGTAGACAACCATCACGAGATCAGTGTCGTTGGAGATAGGCAGGTTGGTATATTTCTTAACCTTCTGACCGTCCAAGTAGTACGAATCCTTGCCTCTGAGGTTGTCGATAGCATCGTCTACCCACTCCTCATCCCAACCTTCGGTGGTCACTTTCTTCTCAAGCTCTTGAGCGGTCATGAACGTCCTCCAGAAGACGTACGGTGCTGCCTGTGGGTCTACGACATACGGGGGGAATAGAACTTCACCATCAGGCGCACAGGAGTGAACGAATGGACAGTCAACTGAGATACGTGGAACGGGAATGGTTGCAACTCCAGACTTGCGAATCTCCTTCAAGAACTTCTTAATTCTTTTAGGATTCATGTGTGGAAACGCCGTGGTGATCGTCTCAATTAACATTGGTTCGTCATTTCCTTCAAGGATCATTTGGGCCATTTCCGGTGAGGCCTGATTCAATTGCTCAAGAGAAACATCCTGCAGGAACGTACGCTTCTCGCGCTTCCATCCGACATAGCTGACCATGATGCCCTTCTCAAGCAGGTAGTTAGCTCCCAGTTCCATCTGATTCTTGAAGTCAGGGATGTAGCTAGATTTCATCCACTTGAGGAATGAAGACACTAGTGCAGCCCGTGGGATAGACGTAGTGCTTGTTGGAAATGCCTTGATATGACTTCTGGTCAACGCTTGATCTAGGATAGATACGAACGCATCGATTCTTTCACCAATTACGTTGACCTCCATGTCTGACGCACCATCCCAAGGGAAAGCATTTGATCCATTCTTACGAAGGTCTTGGGTCTTTCCGTCCCAGATGTTCCTGCGGTCATCGTAGCTTCGTCTGCAAACCTCAAAGTACTCGTCGAGTTGCAACAGGCAATTGTCGTAGGCATTCCGTAGTGATGGAACGTCTGGCTCGGTGGATGCGTAGATGAGCGATTCGCCCTCCATAATTTCTTCTTCTTCTGATGATTTCATAGGTTGTAGCTGTAGTAAAATTCTCCATTCTCTTCCCTGACCGATACCGTAACAGTCTTCTTGACAATGCGTTGGGAATCCTTCTGTGAGCATTCAATCGGGATGCGTGTGCCGTCAAGATCGCCATAGACAAACCTTGGGTTCTGTGCCGGGCCGACAATGAACACTTCAATCTCAGTCTTGCTAGCCACAGGCTCGGCAAGGTGTTTCTTGAACATCCACATCGCATGGTCAGTCCAATAGATCGTTGCTTTATTTTTATCCCAGTGAACGCCCTTGATTAGGAACTCATCACGAAATGCTTTTGCCTCGGCTGGCTTCACATCCAACTTCTCGACAATGTCTCCTTGCTTCCAGCAGTTAATATCCACCATTTCCT